GACTTCTTAAGAAACTGTGACAAGACTGTTTACATTAAAGTTAGGGACCATAGTGCCGAACTTAGAATGAAAACTGAAATGAAACCCTTAGATGTTAAGTGTATCCATTGCAGTCACGAATATCAGCAACCCTTTACATTAAACCCAGCAGATTTTTTCGAATAAGGCTTCTAAGTCTCGGCCCCGAGGGCATTCAGAAGCTTATTGAAAATTATGAGAAGGAAGTGGGGAACATTAAAAAGAGTGCCATTTCCTATGCCTGGTACCTAAGAGGTGGTATTTCATATGAGGATGTACTAAACATGTCGTATGAAGAAAGAAACTACCTAAGTGATTTAGTAGAAAACAATTTAGAAATCACTAAAAAATCTAATTTGCCTTTCTTCTAATCTATTCATTCTAAGTTGTCCTTCGGACAACTAATACCTTCACTAGTACTCGCTTCGCTCGTACTACGTTCGGTATTATTTTATTTCATTGGATTTATATTGCCGCCTTTGAAGCCATGGTAGTGCTATTCAGCACTACCAATGGTTGGGGACATTGCCACGCCCTCTTGCCATTTGCCATCTATTCCCCGTTAAGTTAGCCCGTTTGCCACTTAACGCTACCGGTTGTCCTGTAAAGTTTATGGGACTGTAGTGAAATACTGTTACATATTTCGACAACGCATGTTACATATCCGCAAGATAGAGTTAGATATGTACTCATTGAGGGTTCGCAAACCTGTCGATTGCCCTCTCGGTGTTCCGTAGATTAATCTACGCTTACTCCAGAATCTGTCGGCACAGCACTACCTGTACTTCCTCAAGGAGGGTCGAGCAACCCCGACCAAACGAATTGTTTATAATTGATGTAAAGTTGATAAAACGTCAGTTGTAATTGTGTTTAATGGCTTTGTGCCTGTTGTGCCTGATGAATAAGATTTAAGTACGTCTTTGTTGTGTTGAAAGAAGTGATCAAATTCGATGATGAGCCAATCCTTATATTTACTTGATGTATAGTATAAAAATTGATCTGTTACCCAAGTCATTGTAGTTTGTACTACAACAAATTTACCTTTGCGGTTAAATTTCATGAACAATATGTTCAAGTCATCGGGTTCGGATACTGACATAAGTTGATCTAGCCAGCCGTCTAATACTTTACAGTTACCTGCAAGCACTAGATGAAACGGAAAGTCTGCATAAGATTTGCATTCTGCGTTGAATTTAGGGAAATTTTGTCCTGGAACAATGTCACCCTTAAAACTACGCACTTGCCCCTCATGCAGATATTGCTTACGTTCTTGGTTCTTACCACCAACGTATGCACCGGATCCAGGAGCACGTATAAAACTTTCTCCGTATAGGTTACTAAGGAAGTTTGCAACTTCTCTTTCGAAACTTGATCCTTTTGCTTTCTGTGGACTAGGCATATATTAATTTATACTTTTAAAACGTGTTTGAAAATTAATTTGTCAGATACCCAACACTATAACTTTCGTCGGATACAGAACATTTATTACACTTCTCTTCGCATTCTATGAATGCTTTATCGGGAGATTTGAAACTGTTAAACAGTTTATCCCAAATATCATCATTGACAATCTCTTCTAATGTACGTGATTTAATATTCATTAAGTCAGCATACTTACGAAATAAACTGTCTTGTCCTTTTATTTTCTTCCCTGTTATGAAACTTTCACGCTCATAATATGGAGCCGCTACCCAACTACATGGATAAATCTGTCCGTCAGCATTTAGATACAGACCGCGATTACCTATCATGCATAATGGAATCACGTAGTCATCTTTGTATTCACTGACAATCTCTATCCATTTTTTCTTGTTCGTTTCAATGTAATCATGATTGTTTAATACTCTGTCGCTAAGTGGAATACTATAACGCTCATATCTACCTGACTTACTGATAAACTCACTTCTAGGTTCTAAACTATCATAGTTGTCATCAGTATTGTAAGTACCAAATCTACTTCCAAATTTAATACTCTTAGTAATTTGCAAACTATCACACCCATAAGCCTTAGCCATGTCTTGTATCTTTTGCAAATGATCCTGATTAAAACTGAATGCAATGGTAGCCCATGTAACATGAGCCTTTTTATTTGTAGTTACTGTAGTCAGTCCTTCTATGATACTGTCCCAATTACTGTTAACTCTGTATAAGTTATTGCTAGCGTTATCATAGCCGTCAATACTGAAAGCAATTGTATCACGTTCATTTGATAACTCACGGAACTCTTCCCACCATTCTTTCTTTTTATAACTGCCGTTAGTAATTGTATAGATGTGAATATTGGGGTTAGTTTCTTTTACATATCTGCAAATCGCTAGATAGTCTTTGCAGTATATAGGATCACCTACATCACCGCACATTGTTAATCGTTGAACTTGTGTCTTTAGTAGTTCTTCACTAAAGCACTTTTTAAATAAATCTAGTGTTAATTCTTTTTGTAGCCACGGAATATCTTTTGGCATTTCTGTTCTAGGGCATCGAGGACATTTAACCGCACACTTACTGCTAGGTTCAATATGCCAATGATAAAACTGAAAACCATACTTATTTTTCATACACTGTTAATTCTTTCACAAAAGAATTGTACATCACATATCTAACTGCCCTAGCAACTTCAACTGGATTCATTTTAGGTACATCTAAATGTTTAATCATCTCAGTATCAGTTGCACCGGGCACAACAAGTGCTAGTCTACATCTATGGGGCTGTTTGACTAACTTTCTAAATGTATCACGTAATGCAGTTTTATGGTCACGATATGGCCAAGGCTGACTATCTAGTTCACGTTCTAGTCTAGGATAGTCTGTTACAATACTGCCTATGCTAATAATTGTTTTATTAGTATCTTTCCATTCATTGTAGAATGATTCTAATAAATCACGCTGGTAGAATCCATCGTATGCATTGTTAATAAAGATATCTGCATCTTTACCTGCTTCTAATATCCTTTGAGTATCAGAAATTTCATATCCAACGGATCTACTTAAGCCAATAATAGTATTGCCCTTAAGATTGTCAGCAATTGCTTTACCAATGCCGCGTGTGTGACCTGTTATGGCTATTATCATTCTATATCATGCGCTGTGTTATAACTTGTGAAGCCGTTTTCTTTGACGACCTTAAGCACACTAGGTACTCGTCCAGCAAGTTCTTCTCTATGGCTTACTAACCAAACACTCTTACTACGTCTACGTGACATATCTTTAAGGATCGCCATACTATTCTCAACACCAATTGTGTCAAGACCGCTATCAATTAATTCGTCAATGAACAATGTGTTAATAGGATAATAAAGATTTTCCCATACATCACGGAATGCAAAACTCAAACCTAGTATTAATCTGTTACGTTCACCGCGACTTAGATTGTCAAAGTCAAGTTCACGACCCAACTCCGTAATCTCAACTTGTAAATCATTTTGAAATACAACTTGATGTGGTAAACCAATCTTATCTAAGTAATGTGTTAATCTGCTATTGAGATAACTTAAGTTTTGGTCAATGATTTTCTTACGTACAAAACTATCCTTGCTAGTTAATATATCAAGCAGGAACTTTTGATGCTCACCCAACTTAGTTAATTGGTTGATAGTATCAAAACTAACTTCTTGTAACGCTTGATTTTCCATATCACTAATTTGTTCAGTATAAGGATTAATATCACGTTCTTTATTATCTATGTTAGTGATAAGGTTAGCAACCTTATTACGATGTTCAAATGCTTCTTCTTCAGTATCGTAGAATAGTTTTGGTTGTTTACCAATAGCACCAACTAATGTCTTAGCCTCATTTAGTTGAGTAAGCAGTTCATTAAATTCGGTTAGATTCTTTTTACTTTCTTTTAATGATTTTTCTTTTTCTTTTAGTACTGCTTTGTGTTTTGCATCATGGAAGTCATTACCACAAGTATGGCACTTATGTTCTTTTAATAACAATATTTCTTTTTCAAATTTGGTAATTTCTTTTTCTTCACGTGCAATATCACTATTAGTGCGTGTAATGCTTTTATCTAAGTCAGCATGATCCTTCTTACGTTGATTATATGCAACTAGTTCTTTGTGTCCTAGTAACTCTTTATCAATGTCTAGTTTCTGTAGCAGTGCCAAATCTTCTTTTAGTTTCTGAATATCTTCAGCCGTCTTTGCATCCCAAAGACGTTGGCGCTTTTTCAAACTTTCAATTTGTTCTAATATTCGTTTATTGGCTTCTTCAATTGCTTTGACTTTGAATTCTTCTAATTGAATCTGTTCTTTATTTTCTTTAATCAGATTCTTAATTGCATCAGCCTTTTCACTTAGCAACGTAATGCCCAACAATTGTTCAATAATATTGCGTTGGTCATTTGTTTTCATGGCTAAGAACGGCTCACTATAAGTGTTCAATGCAATGATTTGCTTGAACATGTCCGGACTCATTCCAATAGCACGTTCAATCTGTAGTTGTGTTTCTTTGTTTTCACCCTGCGCATCATCTTGTGTTTCTTGCAGGTTACTGTTTACATAAAACTTTAATACGTTTGGCTTGCGACCACGTTCAATCTTATAGTCAATGCCGTTAGCACTAAACTCTAATGTAACCATCATACCCTTACCATTGGTACGATTAATAAGATTATCTTTTCTAATTTGATTGATTGGCGTACCAAACAATGCATAACTCAAGCCCTGTATCAACGTGGTTTTACCGGTACCATTTCTAGCACCGTCACCGCCTAAGTCTAAGTTTTCACCTAGAATTAATGTTAACTCTTTGCTATCAAAATTGACTGCTTGTGTTACTTGACCTATGCTTAAAAAGTTACGTAGTGTGATGTTCTTTAGTACAATCATAAGTTCCTGTAGATATCTAACAGTAACTTTGGATCATAAAACTGACTCTCAATGCTACTGATTTGATCTATTATTATCTGATCAACTGATTCAAATTTCAACTCTCCTGGGGCAAGATCCATTGCTACTTGATCCAGTTTCATTGGTATCAATGCCATTTCACGTAATTCATGTTTAGGAATTAATGTTTCACGTATGAAATTGGCTTCCTCATAACTAATGTCAATGTCTAAATGAACACGGACATGACTGCGCGGCAATAACATACCGTCAGGGTTTTCTAATATTTCACTCAATTTATAAACTCTAAACAATGGCTGCTTAGGCCAACTATGAAACTCTGGATCCTTACCCCATTCTAATACCATCATGCCACGTGCATCATCACTAGCATCAGCATAGTTGTGTGGGAAGGCATTACCTATGTACCAAATGTTCTTACGTGCCTGTCGCTTATGAAAATGACCACTGAATACTTGTTCGAAATTAGAAACGTGGTTGTCGTTAATTTCGCCGTGATCGGGCATCTCTACCATTGCGTTCATATAGAAATGAGGTAATTCTAAATGCGCAAATAAGTACTTGCCACTCATCTTCATCAATTTTTTGTAATCATCTTGGACTAGCCAGGGTGAGATTACTACATCACCTTCACTAAACCAATCATTAACAATTGTTACATTAGGTAAATGCCTTGCCCACTCAACACTGTGAATATCTCTGCGGTCACGATAATATAAGTCGTGGTTGCCGGGGATAAAGTATACTTGGTCAAATGATTCACTTAGTCGTTCTAATGCACGTAATCCAAATTGTAGTGTGTGAATATTAATGCTTGCTCTATGGTGATTGTAATCACCCAAAAATAAACAAGTTTCACACCCTTCTTCTTTGGCTTTCGTAATGAACCACTCAACAAAGTCTGAACAGTCTAAGTTATGTTGTAGACTGTTGCTCTTCAGACCAAAGTGTATGTCGGTAAATACCGCTGCCTTCTTAAATAAATTCGCCATATGGGTAGTCTAAACTATTTTGTTAACGAAATCAATAGTTTAGGTTACCTTACTCTTCGTACACCATTTTACTACCGCCACTCATTTGGCGTGAGTAACTTGGGTTCAAGCCATTCATTTCAAGAATGTCATCACGAATGTTTTGGTTACGCTTTTCAGTATTCAATACACGGCAGAAACTATTTGTTATAGCCGCTGTATAATATGCGAATGGATTAGCACTCTTTGCTTCGTTGAATCGCAATCCAACGTAAGTCAATTGAAGAATGGCACTATTACGCATTTCATCGTTATATGTATATCCGCGCCAATTATACTTCATAGCATACTTCTCACAAAGCATAATGAACATACGTGCTAACTTATTAGTAATTTGTCCGTGATCCTTGCTGAAATGTCCGGTCTTCACACCGCCCTTCCAATGACTCTTACCCACGCAAACTGCTGATCCAGTGCTATCAATCTTGTAGTGCTGAAACGGCGGGAAGTTGACTTTGGTGTGAACCATATCATCAACTTCGTCTTTTGTTGAGGGATCCTCTAAATCTTCAAATACGCTATCATCATCGTCCAAAAACTCTATGATATCTTTAGCAGTTTTCTTTTGCACAACCTTACGTGGTTGTTTAGGACTTACCGGAATATGATCCCATGTCATAACTCTGAAAACTAAATCTGTATCATCGATATCTTTTGGTTCAACTGGCTTGCCAGTTTCTATTGTAAGTCTTGCGGCACGATTTTCTTTTGCTTGTTTAATATTAGCAGTTTTAGTAATTTGTGCTAGACTTTTTTCTAAAGAGTCTTGAGGAGTATCAATAATCAAATCGTATCTGTTATATTCTCCTCTAGTGAACGAACAATAACTCGTTTTACTATCGTGTATCTCTTTTAGAATATCTTTATTGTTTAAATAATTTACTGGTTTTTTTGTGGTAGACATAACTTCCTTATAGTTTATTTCATGCTATGATAGCAAAATTACCCGCAACTATACAAGTTAAACGGGTAAAATTTGGGGGTTTTCTGAGCGATAAATACAAAGCAACAGTGTATTTAGCATAGCATGAAGGATCAGAATAAATGGCCACAGTAACATATACAATAGGAAGGGCGACATTAATCGCTGGCCAAACGCCTTCCGGAACGTTTTACATTGAGTTGATACTGCCAAGTGGTAGAAAGTTCTTTGATATTTCTACTTGGACTAGACAAACGTTTAATAATTTAATTACTAATCCCAATACTACTGATGACGATGCTGCCGCATTGCAAGCAGTATCTTCGGGTTTTGCCGAAATTGTAACATATTTAAGAGGAGAAGTTGCTAAACTTGCAACAACTGTACCCGATGAAGGTGGAAATCCACTTAGTGATCCAGCTGGATCGGGACAACAAGATCCTGCTCCGGTAACGGATCCCGGTACAATAGAAGATCCAGACGATGATGTTATAGAAAACGAAGATCCTGAAACTATTGATGCAGACGAGGATCCAGGGGTACTTGGGTTTGAAGCCGACGGCGATAACGAAGGCATAGACTATAACGATCCAACCACAGTTGGTGATGATGAGGCAAGTCCATATGGTTCAGATTATAGTGCTAAAGGTGAACCTGTATTAGGTGAGGATGGCACGCCCTCAGGATTTTTAAGAAACCCCGAAACAGGAGATTTATATAGGGCAGACGGAGAGCAAGTGGGCGGTTCTACTGAACCAGACTCATCCCCGGACCCAAGTTCTAGAGGATTGTTTGGTGCGCAACAAAACGTAAGAACAGAAGCCACTGCACAAGATCAATCTAATTTTGCAATGAAAGAAGATTGGCGTGTAAGATTAAGTCTTGCACCAGGGGCAAACTATCTATACAAAGCGCCAAACGTACAAGGTATATTAGCACCATTAGCCGCAACAGATGGTGTAATTTTTCCATATACTCCAAACATACAAGTAGGATATTCGGCAGCATATGATACTACATCACCAACACATAGCAATTATAAAATATTTCAATATACAAACAGCAGTGTTGACAGTGTAAGTATCACATGTGACTTTACAGCACAAGACACGTTTGAAGCAAATTATTTACTTGCAGTAATTCATTTCTTTAAAACAATAACAAAAATGTTTTATGGACAAGATCAAAATCCAAAACCAGGTACACCTCCACCATTAGTATTTTTATATGGGTTAGGTTCATTTCAGTTCAATGCACATCCACTAGTAATCACTAATTTTAATTATAACCTGCCAAACGATGTAGACTATATACGTGCTGCGGTTACAACTACATACGCAGGTGTAAACAAGTCAGTAGAAAATCCTCGAGGCACTGATACTAATACGAGTGGAAACAGATTGGGAAGTGGCATATTACCCGGTGGTATAGTACCATCAACAACATTTAATACAGTCCCTGGTGGCACAGTAGAGCCAACATACGTACCTACAAAAATGCAAATACAAATTTCAGCATTACCTGTCGTTACTAGAAACCAAATCAGTAACGCATTTAGTATTAAAGATTATGCTACTGGCAAATTATTACAAGGCACTAAACGTGCAGGCGGAGGTATTTGGTAATGAGTACTAATAGCATATACCCTGCAACTAGTCCGTATAACACTACAGATATTGTAGATACAAAATATTTGGACGTAATGAATTATCGTCCAATACCTAGAAAATCTAGTGATGTTTATTATACGATCCCTGCCGTATATCAATATAGACCTGACTTATTAGCCTATGACTTATACGGCGATTCTAAATTGTGGTGGGTGTTTGCAGAGAGAAATCCAAATAGATTAGGTAAAGATCCATACTTTGACTTTGTGGCTGGGTTAGGAATCTATATACCTACTCAAGACACATTAAAACAAGTATTGGGTATCTAAATGGCAACAACAGCCGCAGAAATATTACAATATGTAAGCCAAGCCGAAGAACTGATCAACACTGTATCAGGGCAAATTAACGGCTTTGAAACTCAATTTAACGGATTATTATCTAATCCTAGCCAACCAAACGCACTCAATACTTTTAATACTTTAGTTACTCAACGAACAGAAGTAGCGAAAACATGGAACAACAATACCGTGTATTCGCAAATGATACAATTATATAACACTGCTCCTCAAAGTGTTAAGGATGAAGTAGAAGCACGTGTACAGTCAACAAAATCAGCCGCAGAATCTTTAGTTAAAATAGGTAGAACACAAAAATTTGAAACTATCCCTCAAACTAAAGAAGCCATTGAAAACGCTATTAAAAATAACGAAAACCAAGATGAAGAAAATGAAGATCCTGGATCAAATGAACCTGGCACAAACGCAGAGAATTTAACAGGTGAAGCAGACGAAGATAGTAGTGAAGATAGTCAACCCGATGAAAATGACAGTTCAGGCTCTACTACAGGTGAAGGTGCAGGAGGAAATGCTGCCCGAGTAAACGGTGTAGGCGCCGCAGACCCTGCGTCAAGCCCAGGAAGAAGAATTAAAAATCCATTAGGATATTTCTCAAGTAGCACATATCAAATTACATTGTATATGGTTACACCTGACGCATATGATGCGTTTATATTATCTGGAAGAAGAAACATACAGGCATTGCAACAAGCAGGTGGCGGCAATCAGGGTGCAGGTGCATACATTATTGCTCAAAGTGGTGGCATCAATAATACCACATCAACTAGAGCGCCTGGATTTAATTTTGATTATTATATTGATAATTTAAAAATTGTAACAAGCACTGGCGGAAAAGAAACAGGAACAGCAACAAACGTTACCGAAATGAGTTTTACTATTGTAGAACCATATGGATTTAGTTTTATTACTAAATTAAAAAATGCAAGCAACGCAGTACAACAATATAGTAAAAAGTTAAATGGCGTACAAAACCCAAGTAAACAATTCTTTATATTAGGTATAAGATTTTTAGGTTACGATGAAAATGGTAATCTTATGACTGGTAAAGAACAATATGAAGGATTGACATTAGATGATAAAGCAAGTCCAAATGGATTGTTTGAAAACTTCTATGACATATTATTAACTAGTATTAAATTTAAAATTGATGGTCGTGCTACAACGTACAATGTTAAGGCTGCAGCCATTGCGCCAACTGTATCATTTGGTATTAAAAGAGGTTTCTTAAACACTAATGCAAAAATACAAGGTGCTACCGTAGAAGATGCATTAGAAGGTGAAAATGGATTTATAACAAAACTCAATGCAGACCAAGAAAATTTGTTAGCGGCAGGAAAAATAAAAGAGAAAAATAACTATAAAGTTACTTGGATAGGCGGCGGAGAAGAAATTCGTGAATCATCTATTGTTTTGCCAGAAGATTTAGACAAGTCTAAGTGGGCAACAAGTAATGCAAAAAATACAACTGAATCAAACGACAAAGAAAGTGCAACAGCAACTCCAAACAATACTGTAAGAAATATTCAGTTTAATAGAGATAGCCCCGCACTACAGGTAATATCACAAATTATTGCACAAAGTTCTTACTTGCGTGATGCTATGCGTGTGGTTTATACATCACAGGTAGAACCAAACCCTGAAAAGAATACAGATAATCAAAACGATCCAAATACAAAGAAAACTGTAAGTTGGTATAATCTAAGTTCTGAAGTAACCAATGCACGTTGGGATACTGTTACAGGAGATTTTGCATATGATATTAATTATCTAATACAACCATATGAAACGCCTGTAATTGATAGTGCTTATGCTAATCCAGGTGTTAAGTATTATGGACCTCATAAGCGTTATGATTATTGGTACACAGGTAAGAATAGTGAAATTTTAAGTTATGAACAAAACTTAGACAATACATATTTTAATTCTATACTTGATCCTAGTGTCGGCGCATCTAGCGGTGTTGGTAATGCAGGACCTGTTGATGTTGCTGGAGTACCTAATAGACCAACAAGTCAGAATAGACAAGGCACATTAGATAAAGGGCGTGAAGCACAGAATAATTATCTAACCAGTTTGTTTGACCCAGGTGCATATGCTACAGCAAAAATTCAAATATTGGGAGATCCTGATTTCTTAATACAAGAAAGTGCAAGTAGCATTAACGCACTATACAGTAAATTTTATGGGACAAACGGATTTACAATTAATCCAAATGGCGGTCAAGTGTTTATTGAAATTGATTTTAAAGAAGCAGTTGACTATGACACACAAAAAGGTGTATTAAGTATTAACGATAGTATATTGTTTTGGAAATATCCTGAAGATATTAGCAAACTAGTTAAGGGTGTAAGTTATATGGTTTATAAAGTAACTAGTAGTTTTGCATCAGGAAAGTTTACACAAACACTAGAATGCACCATAAATACATTTGGTGATCCAGGAAGTAAGACACAAGAAAGTGCTAACCGTCAATCAACGGGACAATCAACAGGTACTGATGCTACAACTGGAAATACAGGATTGACTAAAGATAATCCACCTGCTGACAGTAAGACAACAACAAGTGATCCAACAACTAATAATGATAATGCGCCAAGCACTAGCACAGGCGGAAGTAGCGGTGGTGATGATGATGATAGGGGTGGCTAATGGCACAAGACGTATTCAAACCTAAAGGTGCAACTAAATCAAGTCAACCTGATGCCGGCGGTGCCAACGCACGTACAGTTCCAGTATTTGGTATTGTAAAAGATAATATTGATCCTACACGCAGTGGTAGGTTGCAAGTTTATATTAGTGACTTTGGTGGTGATGATCCAGATAACAGAGACAACTGGATATCAGTAAGTTATATGACTCCGTTCTTTGGATATACACAACCTGATGCTAACGAAACAGGATTTGGTACATACAAAGATAACCCAAGCAGTTATGGTATGTGGTTTGCTCAACCAGATATAGGTACGCAAGTCATATGTATATTCATCAACGGTGATGTTAATTATGGATTTTGGATAGGGTGTGTACCTAAACCAGATGCACTGACAATGGTTCCTGCCATTGGTGCAACAGACAATATCGTTCCTAATCAAGGTGAAGCACAAAGTTACGGTGGCGCCGTAAGATTGCCGGTATCGAACATTAATACAAACAATGAAGAAATGGCAGACAGCAATGATTATATCAATGCTGCCAAACCTGTTCATAGTTATGTTGCAGGCATAATGAGTCAACAAGGTATTATTCGTGATCCTGTACGCGGTCCTATATCAAGTAGTGCGCAACGTGAAACACCTAGTAGAGTTGGTTGGGGTGTAAGCACTCCGGGTAGACCTATATATGAAGGTGGCTTTGATGATGAAACATTAGCACAAAACTTAGAAGATGGCAACCCACAATCATTAAGAGTTGTTGCACGTAGAGGTGGACATAGCATCGTTATGGACGATGGCGACATTATTGGTCGTGATCAACTTATCCGAATTAGAACAGCACTTGGTCATCAAATATTAATGAGTGATGATGGTCAAACATTAATGGTTCTTCATAGTAATGGACAGAGTTATATTGAATTAGGTAAAGAAGGTACTGTAGATATCTATAGCACTAACTCAATTAATTTAAGAACACAGGGCGATTTAAATTTACACGCAGATAATAACGTTAATATTCATGCTACTAAAGATTTGAATATACAAGGTGAGAATATTAACATTAATACTGAAAAGGACATGAATGTACGTAATGGCGTAAACTACAAGCATTATACTTTAAGTGATTATACTGTTAAAGTTGATGCAGCCATGAGTATGGAATCAGGTGGTGATAGTTCATTTGTAAGTAAGAATATAACTTACATTAATGGAGAAAAGATTAATCTGAACACAGGCGCAACATCAACTATACCAAAAGAAGTTGATCCTATACCAATCGTTGCCCATACTGATACATTGTTTGACGATGTAAAAGGTTTTGCCGCATGCCCTGGCAAGTTATTAAGCATTGTAACACGTGCCCCTGCACATACACCTTGGGCAAACGCTGGACAGGGTGTTGATGTTAAAGCAGACTTAAGTGCAAAAGGCAACTTACCTGCAAATCCAAGTCCAGCACAAGCCGCAGTTAATCAATCTTCAGCCGCAGTTGCTGGAACACCAGTATCAGTGGCAACAACTGTGTCTATGCCGGCAACTACAGCAGTAAGTGGAGCGTTAGATAAGAATACTACTAGCGCAGTGTTAGGAACTATGGCAAAGAATGCAGCCACTGGACCATTAGCAGCCGCCGCCGCACAAGGAGCAGCCATTGTTCAACAGGGCGCAACTAAAGTGGCAGCAGTTGGTGCATTTGCTCAAACCCCAACACAGATGATGACCGCAGGCGTATTAAAGCCCGGTTCAGATAAACTTGTTCAAAGTTTAGTAAACAGTGGAGCAAACATAACACAGTCTATGCCAGCATCGTTGTTCACTGGACAAAAGGGCGCAGAGAATCTCTCAAACTATATTAATAACACTACTGCACAAGCAACTGCGCAAGTAGCCAATTTACAAAAGGCTCAAAGTGCATTAACTGCATCAGGTGCTATAACTGGTAAGGAAAGTGCAGGACAACTTGCAGGTCTAGTAATGGCAGGCGCAACAACGGGTGTAGCATCAACATTAAGTGCGTTAACGTCAGGTGGGACAGGACCATTGGGTTCTACAGGATTAGCAACATTGCAATCAATCGGTGCAGGTAATCTTGCGGCAAGTGTAGCACAAAATGTGACAGGTGGTTTAGGTGGTATATCTAAAGCACTGGGTGCAATGAGTTCTGCCCCAGGCTTGTCCGGATTACTAGATAGTGCTAAAGGTGTAGCCGGATCAGCATTCAGTGCCATTACAGGATCATTTAAGCCTATGACTGCTGGTATACCTCAAAACTTAACTGAGTTGGCTAAAAAATCCGCAGAACAGGTAGCAGGAGCATCTGGCTTAACCGGTACTTCCGCGGGAGCATTAGCAGGGGTATTAACTCAAGGTGCTAGTGCAGTAACAGGAGCCGCAAGTTCATTGACCGGCGCCGCATCAGCATTAACAAGTGGTGGAACAGGCGTAGCCGCCTTAGGAGCAGCAGCCAAATCATTAGCAGTAGGTGGGATAGCATCTAGTGCTTCATCGTTAGCAAGCGGTTTGAGTAATCTACCCGGCGGGCAAAAGACTGTTCAAGCAGTAGTAAACAATGCGGCTAATGCAGTAAATTCATTACCGGGTACTGATGCTATAGGCAGTTTGGCAAAGCAGGCTGCTACTGCGGCATTAAACAAATTACCATTGCCTACACTGCCTAGCGGATTAAATGCTTTAACTAACTTAGCAACGTCTGGATTGGCAGCAGGAGCGGCTGCACAATTAACTTCAGCGATATCTGCATTAAGTTCAGGTGGTTCCGTATCAATCAAACTACCTACTGTGGGCTTTAACACTACAGACCGCACAGGATTAACAGCACAAATTGCTAGCGTGTTCGGCGATCCTAAGATTCCTAAACCAAACCTTGTCGGAGAAATTAGTGAAGGTGCCAAATCCGCTGCACAACAACAAATAGATAAGGCTAAGGAAGAAATAAAAACTGCACAAGAATTAAATGCCTTCCTTGATAGAATTAGAGCCGCTAGAGAAGAATTCTATGCTGCCAAACGTGATTTACCGCAGGGTGATCCCGGTATTGCGGCAGCACGTGATAAATGGTTAGCATTGACAGAAGATGCGACCTACTTAGACCTTAGGAAGAAATTGGGGATTGCATAAATAATGTTATGGCAAACTATATCGGTTTCAGTACAATTAACGCAGATAAACCTAGAATCACCAACCCTATAAATAATTTGGGTCGTGACTATGGATCTGCCAGCATCACTCGTCCATATGTATTTGGAAAAAAGTATAAGTTAACTGACAGTCAATTAGTGATTCAAGACTTTGTTAATGCACTGAACATACATCAAGGACAAAAAGTTGGACAACCTGCTTATGGAACCACTCTTTGGTCATTTGTTTTTGAGCCAAACACAGCCGACGTACAGTTTCAATTAGAAAATGAGATACGTAGAGTTGCTAGTTTAGACCCTAGAATAGAATTAAACTACGTTAAAGCGTTCCCACAAGAAAATGGAATACTATTAGAAGTAGAAATGGCTGTTAATCCATTCAATTCAGCAACCACATTAAGTCTGTTTTTCGACAACAGAACGAACACCGCCTCGCTTCAACAATAACAAATCCACTTTTTTAGGTATGATAAATACTTAAAAGAGATTAACTATGGCGACAAGTTCAAGACAATCAGGATTGTTTGGCGTAAACGATTGGAAGGCCATCTACCAAACCTTTCGTGAAGCCGATTTTAGAAGTTACGATTATGAAACATTACGTAAAAGTTTCATCGATTATCTACGACTCTACTATCCTGAGACCTTTAACGACTACATTGAGAGTTCAGAATTTATTGCCCTATTAGACGTTATGGCGTTTATGGGTCAAGGTCTTGCGTTCCGTAATGACTTAAACGCACGTGAAAACTTTATTGATACTGCTGAACGTAGAGATAGCGTTATTAAACTTGCAGACTTAGTAAGTTATACCCCAAAGCGTAACCTTGCAGGACAGGGTTATCTTAAAGTAACAAGCATACAAACTTCACAGAATATTACCGATATCAATGGTGTAAACCTAAGTAATATTCCTATACTTTGGAACGATCCTGCTAACCCGAATTGGTTAGAACAGTTCAATACAATCATCAACGCTACACTTATTAATACGCAACGTGTTGGTAAACCCGGTAACGTAGCAGATTTGTTGGGTGTAACTACAAGCGAATATACAATTCAGATTCCACAGGGCACATTGCCGATTGTACCATTCAATAGTTCAGTTGATGGACAAAATATGAATTTTGAATTAGTTAGTGTAACCAGTGTAGATGAGGATTACATCTATGAGATTCCTCCTGCACCAAGTCAAAGATTCAATATACTATATCGTAACGACAAATTAGGATATGGTAGCCCCGAAACAGGTTGGTTCTTCTACTTCAAGCAAGGCTCATTACAAGCCGCAGACTTTAAGTTAGAACAACAGATTGCTAACCAAACTGTAGATATAGATATTCAAGGTATTAACAATACTGATACATGGTTGTATCAATTAAACGAAAACAACGGTGATAGATTATTATGGCGTAAAGTTGATAACGTTTACGCTGATGCGTATCTACAAACTGAAACATCATTCAAAAAGATTTTCAGTGTTAACTCACGTTTCAATGACCAAGTAACATATGTATTTGGTGATGGCGTGTTTAGTGAAATCCCAGTTGGACAGTTCAGAGCATATGTACGTGCAGGTAATGCATTAACATATACGATTGATCCTAGCGAAATGCAAGGAATTTCAGTAACATTTACATATATTAATCGTAATGGTAAAACAGAGAATTTAACTGTAGGATTAGAATTACCATTAGCAGTTTCAAACGCACAGCAAAGAGAGCCTATACAAGAAATTAAACAACGTGCTCCTACTCGCTATTATACACAGAATCGTATGGTTAATGGTGAAGATTATAACAACTTCCCATATACATTATACAGTTCTATTATTAAGAGTAAGGCGATAAATCGTAGCAGTATAGGTGTTAGCAAGAACTTAGACTTACTTGATCCAACAGGAAAGTACAGTAGCACTAATGTTTTTGGCGATGATGGTGCATTATATCAAAACAATACTGATAGTTATTTGACGTTGTTTATTACAAACGTTAACGATATTCGTGCGTTCTTAACCTCATCATTAGCAAATGCGTTAACTAGCAATAAAGCCGCACAATATTACATACAAAATTATCCAAGATACAATGTCAATACAGCATCAGGTGATGGGGTCGTATATTGGCAAACAAGCACAGTAGATGCTAATAGTGAGTCTGGATACTTTTACAATGTAAGCGGTTCACAAAACGTACCTATTCCATTAGGTATATATTCAAACAAGAATGCAAAGTATGTAACAACCGGCGCATTATGTAAATTTACTGCACCTACTGGTTACTACTTTGATGTTAACAATCGTTTGGTGCCCGGCATTCCCGGCCCAACTGACAGAACATATATTTGGTCTACTGTATTGAACGTTGTGGGTGATGGTTATAATAATGGTGATGGCGCCTTCCCTAATGGTACAGGACCTGTAACATTAAATGGATATGTCCCAACAGGAGCAATATTAACACAGATTATACCAGTATTCGACAATTCCTTATCACAAGAAGTTATTGATGAATGTGTGGTAAGAATGGAATTAGCACAAGACTTTACGTTAGTGTTTAATAATTCATTACCTATTAATCAAGAACGTTGGACAATCAATCCATACACAGAAACTAATTACTTTGTTAAGTTTACTAGCGTAGGTGCTAATAGATATACTGTAAGTTATCGCTCATTGACATATTATTTTGGTAGCGTGTCAGATACACGATTTACATTATCACCTAACGAATTAGTGTATGATCCATTCAGTGGTAAAATCTTACAAGATTTCGTAAGTGTACTTTCTACAAACAATCAACCTAATTCAAGTTATCCATTTGGAAGAGATATCAAAGTTAATATTTTAGGTCAAACTGTAGAGAGTGATGGATACATCAATGACTTCCAAGTTGAAGTTGCTGCCACAGACGTTAACAATAGAACACTAATCTTAAATCCTGATTTCTTTAATGAAGTTACAGGATATACTAACGGCGGCGCCAATATCGGAGTCTATGTGTTCTTTGAGATTATAGAAGATGCTATTAACTTGACTAGAGAGCAGATTGTTCCTTCAAGTGATGTAGTTTATATCTACGCTAACAAAACACAGATTGAAGTTGTAAAATATGATTATCCCGAAGGACAATTGTTCTACGCATATAGCGACAACGTATTTTACAAATCATTACAAGATAACACAATCAATACACCATATTATGTGTTGACTCCTCAACCACAATATAGTGTAAAGCCTGGTCGTCAAGGGTTAAGTTTCCAATATCGTCACAATAGCAACAATACAACTCGTATTGACCCAACAACTACAAACATTATTGACTTGTATGTTGTAACACAAAGTTATTATACAGCATATCAAAATTGGATACAAGATACAACCAACACAGTAGTAGAGCCAGATAAACCTACTATCAATGAACTGAATCAAGAGTATGGACAAGTTAACGATTTCAAAATGTTGAGCGATTCAGTTATATTAAATAGTGTAGTGTTCAAGCCTTTATTTGGTGCTAAAGCAAATACAGCACTAAGAGGAACTGTCAAAGTTGTAAAGGCAAGTAACACTAACGCAAGTGATAGTGAAGTTAGAAGTGCTGTGCTTACTGCAATGAATAAGTATTTTAATATTAACAATTGGAATTTTGGCGACACATTTTTCTTCAGCGAATTAAGTGCTTTCTTACACTCTGAGTGTGGTGAGTTAATTAGTTCAGCCGTACTTGTTCCTAACGATCCAACAGAGAAGTTTGGAACATTATATGAAATTAAATGCATGCCATATGAGATTTTTGTAAATGCTGCCACAGCAGAAGATGTATTAGTTGTGCCCGCACTTACACCGGCTGAATTACAAATAAGATAAAAGAAATGGCTACAACAAGAATTAGAACACTTAATTTCTTACCGGAAATATTCCAAACCCCAACTAACAGTCAGTTTTTGGGAGCAACGCTTGACCAACTGGTAAATCCACCAATTACAAAAAGAATTGAGGGATATGTTGGTAGTAAATTAGGCTATGGTGTAAACGCCAAAGACTATTATGTAACAGAGCCTACTAAGGTAAGAACGGATTATCAATTAGATCCGGGCATTGTGTTCACTAAGAAAAATGAATCTACAGCACAAGATTTTATTACATATCCTGGCATCTTAGATTCATTAAGATTAGAAGGTGGTGTAACCAATAATAATGATCGCATGTTTGAGAGTCAATTCTATTCATGGGATTCATTTACAAACTTAGATAAGATTATTAACTTTAATCAGTACTATTGGTTACCAGACGGCCCTCCCGCCGTTCAAGTTGCAGCCGCAACAGTATTTGCAACAAACGATTATATCGTTACAGACTTAGCAAATGGATATAACATCAGAACATTAGGTACTGGTGCAGGATCAATCAACCCCACATTAATATTATTACGTGGTGGTACATATAACTTCTATGTAAATCAGAGTTCACAGTTTTGGATTCAAACAGCACCAGGTACTAGTGGGTACAATCCAACACAACCTAACGTTTATACTAGAGATGTGTTTGGTGTATCTAACAACGGTGCAGAACAGGGCATAGTAACATTTACAGTGCCTGCAAAAGATGCACAAGATCAATATAATTTCCCAGGTAACAATCTAGTTGATGTTGTAAGTACATTACCATTCGCACAGATTAACGGACAACTATTATCAGCAGTTGGCAGCATTGATGGAGTAACGGCACTTAACGGATTAACCGTTATGTTCTATGACACAGGTGTGCCTAATGAGACTGGATATACATCACAGTATTTTGGTGAGGGAGAGTATGATACCAATATCGGTTTAGTAACTCCATTAACAATTACTATTTCTGCTACCGATGTATCAGGTGCAATTACATGTAATTCTACTGCAAACTTAGTAGCAGGACAAACAATAACATTTGATGGAACTCCATTTGGTGGATTAGATTCTTATGCTATATCTGGTACAATTTATTATGTTGATAGCATACTAAGTTCAACTCAGTTTACAGTTACATCATATCAAGCAGGAAGTCCTGACCCACAACCAGTTACATTGTCAACAGCATTTGGTACAATGACAGGTAACATCAATCAAGGTTTGTTAGAAGAAGGATACACTTCAATAGTAAGTCAAAACTTCTATCAAATTAGTTACATTGGAGAGCCTAGTGATCCTGTATTAAGATTAACTCCAGTTAGCATTATTCCAACTGACCAACGAATTACTCCAGTATACGGTTCATCTTGGATCAACAGAGGATTTTATAGAAACACAGCAGGTGTTATATCATTGATTCCTGCTATCACAGCACCGTTGGATACATTATATTATCAAGACGGTACAAGCCCAACTAAAGTGGGCATGATTAAAATTATTGAAAGCAATATCACTAATACATTAAATGTTGAAACTGATATTTTAGGTAAAAAGAATTTCACATCTACAAATGGTATTGCATTCACCAATGGATTAAAAGTTGAATTTGACGGAGACGTAATACCTTCTAGTTATTTGCAAGGACAATATTATGTTGAAGGTGTAGGTACTGCAATTGAGTTAGTGCCTGTAAATTCATTAGTATGCCCTGAAGATTTTACAGAAGGTGACTACATCCCATATGATACTGCGCCATTCGATATAGGAAACTATGACAGTAACTTGTATGTTCCTGTATTGCAAGATTATATCACAATAGCAAGAAATGCTATTAACAAAAATGCATGGTCACGCAGTAATCGTTGGTTCCATATTGATGTTATCAACTCTACAGCAGAGTACAACAATAACCCTGACATTGTAAACGTATATGCTACTGCTGAAGCAAAAGCAAAGCGTCCTATTATAGAATTTTATCCTAACTTAAAACTATTTGAGTCTGGTATAGTAGGTAAGAGTGCAGTTGACTTTATTGATTTTAAAGCAACAGACGCACTTTCACAAGTATCAGGACAAACAGGATATTACCCAGATGTTGAAACATATACTGATTTTACAGGCACATTAAACGGTGTAGTAAGTGGAACATCTACTACAGCAACAATTGCAACATCAGATATTGTTGGAACATTCCAAATAGGTCAGTATGTTACAGATTTACGTTTTAGCACAATAACTACCACTTACCCAAGTTTGTTGCCCTCAGACGCACAAATTACAGATATAGTCGAAGCATCAGGTACAACAACATTGACAATTGGTTGGGGTGATACACTAACATTCTCAACTGTTAACAACGTGCAGTTTGTTGGGGACGACCAGCAGAATGACAACTATAAAGTGTTTGATGGTGCAAGAATTGTATTTGCCGCAGATACTAACGTAAATGTTAAGAATAAAATTTATATTGTTAATTTCTCAACAGTATCATCAAGTTTATTACCAGTCATTACATTGACTGAAGCACCAAACGGAGATGTTTTACCACAAGATCAAACAGTTGTTCTTAGAGGTTTTAACTATCAAGGTGATACTTATTTCTATAACGGCATTGAATGGATTAAAGCACAACAAAAGACTGATGTAAATCAGCCTCCATTATTCGATGTAGTAGATAGTAACAATATAAGTTTTGGTGACAAGACTGTGTATAGAGGCACAACGTTTATTGGATCAAAACTATTTGCTTATGGTATTGGATCTGGTTTAGACGATACAATATTAGGTTTCCCAATACGTTATAGTTCTATAGATAACGTAGGTGATATTTCATTTGACGTATCATTGAACGTTGATACATTTGACTATGTAAGTGGTACTGATCCTAAAACACAAAAAGTTAACACAGGTTACGTATTAAACTACAGCGACCGTGAAGTGTATGAACGTGAGTTGGGTTGGCAAACTGCTATTGGACCTAGCGTACAATATCAAGTTTTCAGTTTTGATTATTTTGTAGAAAATCCACCAGCAGATTATGTTTGCGATATAGCCAAATTAGATGATGCTGATAGCGCATGGCCAACCATACAAGTTTATATCAATAACGTATTGCAAACTTCAGATGCATATGCTGTTTCTGTTGGTGCTAATAGCACAACAGTTACATTGAACAATATTCTTAATGAAGATACTGTAGTTCAAATATTGTTGTTAAGTGATCAGGTAAGTCTAAAATCTTACTATACAGTACCAATTAACCTAAACAACAATCCATTAAACGAAGATTTAACCACTGCTAATATTGGTGATATCCGCGCACACTATCAAACAATATATGCAAACAATCCTAACTTCCAAGGACCAATGTTTGGTTCTAACAACTATAGAGATTTGGGAGACTTAGTACCTTACGGCACAAAGATTATTCAGAACAGTGCGGCATTGGTATTGCCAGGTGCATTCTTACGTAAGCAAAATCATAATCTATTTGATTCGTTGTTATTCAACAGCAGAGAATATATTAAATTTAAAACACTATTGGTAGATACTGTAAACAGTACAGATTATTCACAGAGATTCTCACCTTCATATATCTTAGATGATGCATTGGATCAACTGTCTGCTGCCAAAAGTGAAAGTCAGGCCTTCTTTTGGTCTGATATGTTACCAAGCAAAGCACCGTACATAACCAATACGTATACGTTCAATAATGATTTGGATACCAGTGTGTATCCATTGAGCAGAATCTATGATTTCTCAACTGCTAATTATTATGGTGTACTAGTATACTTGTCTAGAGTTATAGAAGGCACAGTTGTTGAGCGCCAGTTAATAAAAGGTGAAGAGTACACAGTCAGCGATGATAGTAAATCATTGACAGTTGTTATACCATTACAACCAGCAGATCAAATTATTGTAAAAGAATACAATCAGACATATGGATCATATATTCCTAACACACCAACTAAGTTGGGATTGTATCCTGCATTTATCCCTGCTGTAGTATTAGACAGCGACTATACACAACCAACATATTTTATTAAAGGTCATGATGGATCATACACTAAGTTGTATGGTGACTACAATCCTACATTAGGAGTGTTAATAGACTACAGAGACCAAGCATTGCTTGAGTTTGAAACAAGAATTTATAACAACTTGAAATTGAGTAACCCAATACCAATTCAAGCATATGAAGTTACACCTGGTTTCTTCAGAGACAGTGATTATTCATATGACGAATATCTTGAAATTTATGAAAAGAATTTCTTAAACTGGGTAGGACAAAACAGATTAAATTACAAGAGACAGTATTACGATAAGAATAATCCGTTTACCTTTAACTATACTAACTCAGGTAATAAGTTAAACAATGAACCTATACAACAGGGATATTGGAGAGGTATATACGAATATTACTTTGGAACAAGTACCCCAAATGAAACACCTTGGGAATTATTAGGTTTTGTAAATCAACCAAGTTGGTGGACAGATCGTTATGGTCCTGCTCCATACACAAGTGATAACTTAATACTATGGGGTGACTTAGAGCAAGGTATTAACTGGAATAACGGTAATCCTTATGTTATCCCAGAAGAAGTTAGACCTAACTTATTAAAAGTATTACCCGTAGACAGCAATGGAAATTTATTGTCACCATTAGATGCAATTGTTGGGAACTACAATTCTCAAACCTTCCAACAAGAGTGGGTAATAGGAGATGATGCTCCTGTAGAGTTAAGTTATCGTAGAAGTAGTACATGGCCATTTGATTTGATGAGAATAATGGCATTGACTAAACCTGCTAAATTCTTTAATTTGGGCGTAGACTTAGACAATTATAAGTACAGCACAGAGTTTAATCAATATCTTGTTAATGATAGAAGTCATTTAATTATTAGCAATATTGAAATATATGGTACTGGTATACCAAAGACTTCATACATCAACTGGATCGTTGACTATGAAAAACAATTAGGTATTACTGCTACACAAAATATCAAAGACTTGTTATTCAATATCGATGTAAGATTGATTTATAGACTAGCAGGCTTTAGTGATAAGACATTGCTTAAATTCTATGTTGAAAAGGGTACACCTAACAGTAGAAACTCTTCACTATTGATACCGGACGAGAGTTATCAAGTATTGTTATATGATAATCAACCGTTTGATAAAAACGTTTATAGTTCTATAATTATACAGATTGATCCTGCAGGCTTTACGGTTTATGGAAACTCACAGTCAATGGCTTACTTTAGAACATTGACTCCTGCCAATAATGGTAACTATGATTACATTAAGGTAGATAATTCTAATGTTAAGATAACAAAAGATTATTCTCCTAAAGAAATTCTTGTCCCATATGGCACAACATTCTATAATGTACAAGACCTTTCACAGTTTATCGCTAATTATGGCGCATGGTTAAACAGTAAAGGATTTATATTTGATCAAGTAGAGTTTGGTTTAGAAATCAATTGGGGTCAAATGATTGCAGAATTCCTATACTGGGCACAGACTGGTTGGGGAGAAGGTGCAATATTGACGTTGAATCCAGGTGCTACAATACTGAAAGTAGATCAACCAAACAGTATCGTTCAACCATTAACAGTTCAGCAAACTAACTTTGTACTGAATCAAAACTTATATCCAATACAGGCTGTAGATATGTCTGTATTCCGTGACGGTACATTGTTTACAGTTAAGCCGCTAAGTCAGGGTGATACAATTGCTTATGGTCAATTTAACATGAGCAACTTTGAACACGGTATAGTGTTTGATAACGTTACATTGTTCAATGATATCATTTACAATCTTGTAACCGGATTGCGTCAAACACGTATCACAGTTCGTGGTACTAAGACCGCTGAATGGAACGGTACTGTTACTGCTAGTGGATTTATTCTCAACCAAGACAACATACAAGAATGGTCAAGAGAAATCAAGTACACTAAAGGTTCAATCGTATTGTACAAAAACAAATATTGGACAGCGTTGAGAATAGTTCAGCCTGCTAATGTGTTTAATGAAAACGATTGGAAAGAAACTGAGTACAACGAAATTCAAAAGGGCTTGCTACCAAACAGCAGTACACGCAGTTACGAAAGTACATTGTACTACGATGTGAACAGAGCCAATCTTGAACAAGACGCAGATTTATTAAGTTTCAGTTTGATTGGATATCGTCCACGTGACTATCTTGCATTAGCAGACCTTACTGACATTACACAGATTAATGTCTATAAGAACATGATTAAGAACAAAGGTACACGTAATGCAGTTGAAGCATTCCGTGGCGCTAATTTGCCACAGGGCGGTATCGATTATGAAGTGTATGAAAACTGGGCAATCAAGTCAGGACAGTTTGGTAGCATAACAAATAATAACTTTATAGAATTCAAAGTTAACCAAGAATATATGACTGCTAACCCATCGTTAGTAAGTCTAATCAACGGTCCTTCAGTTGCTCTAGTACAGCAAGAAGTACCAGTATACAATTTATATAACTATAGCACACCTGTACAAGACCCAAATATACTAGCAACTATTCCTAAGAATGCTCCTGCTAGAATTTATCCTGACGCAGGCTATGTGAACTTCAATGACGTAAAGATGAGTTCATATTTCTATTCAGGATTGGCTAACGCAGTTAATAAGAACGGACAAGTTGTACCTATACAAGATTTCTATGTTAGAAATTATGTTTGGCTTGCAGACTATCTTGCAAAATGGCAAGTGTTTACCCCTGTACAGAACGGTAGAGTAGTTAGTGTTAGAGCAAATCCAAATGGTACTTCAACTGTAACATTTGCAGAACCACATAATTTATCTAAGTTAGACCCATTTGCAATTATAAACTTTAATTCAAATGTTGATGGATATTATTTTGTAACAGAAGTAGTCAATATATTTGAAGTATTGATTAATTTATCATTCCTTACTAATGAAGGTCAAATCAACGGTGAGGGTATCGTAGTAAGATTCCAATCACAAAGAGTTGATAAACCAAGCGATATCAACAACTTACCATTACTAGACAGTGAGTTCATCAAGAACACTGTTTGGGTAGATGAAAATACTGATGGCAACTGGGCAGTATATCGTAAGAGCATTAATTATCAATTTGATAGAGAAGTAACAAAAGATAGTTCAAGTTCTTTTGGTAGCGCAGTAGCATATACTCCTAGAATAGGATACTTGTTTGCAGATGCGGGATTAGGCAAAGTCTATCGCTATGTGTTAAATGATTTAACTAAAGAATATGACAATATTCAAACATTAACACAGGGAACAAGTTTTGGTTCACAAGTAATCATAGTTGATAATACAATATTCGTATCAGAACCAACTAGCGGAACACCTAAGATTTACGTCTATTATGTAAACAATAGCATATTGTCAGACGATATCATTCCATATCAGAGTGCAATAACTGCACCCGGTGGGGTCACAAATTGGGGTAGTGCATTATCAGCATCACCTGATGGCAACTGGCTATATGTATCAGATACAGACAACAACAAAGTTTATGTCTATAGACGCCAAAATTTTGAAGTAGACGCAGGATATTTAATTGCTGGAAAAACTTATGCAATTACTAATGTAGGAGACACAGACTTTGCTACAATTAGTACAACTCCAACAACTACATTAAATCAAATTGGTGAAGTGTTTATTGCTACTGGAGCGGGCACAGCAGGCGAAACTGGTAGAGCAAGACAAATAAATTATGAACTAGTTAATATAATTGATGGTTCAGTATTAGGCTTGTCAGCAGGTGACAACTTTGGTCATTCAATATCTACTGACTACAACGGCGACACAGTTTTAATTAGTGCTCCATATGTTGACTACAGCGGTTCAATATTGAATTGGGGTAAAGCATATGCTTATCATAGAAGCACACAAACATTTGAAGCACAATTAAACACAACAGGGCTTCAACTGTTTACATTAGCATGGACTGGTACAACGCTCAATTCTGCTACCACTCAGATTTACGCATCAAATCAAATTGGTGTAAACGTAGACTTTACAGGATATGAAAATTATCCTATAGTGTTTGCTGGATCTAATTTTGGTACTACAGGATTACAGGCTAACAAAGTTTATTACATTGATACTGTAGTAAGTTCAACAAGAATTACAGTTAAAGAATCACGTTCAAGTGCTTCAGCAGTAACATTGGTTGCTGAAGCAGGGTTAACTATTAATGGATATCTACAGTTAGAACCATTATATGTAACAGTTAACGGAACATTAATCGCAGACAATAACTATAGTGTTATTGGGTCAACTCTCAACTACACAGCACCGTTATTAGCAGGTGACATTGTTAATGTCAGTGGTGATAAGTTCACATTGATTCAATCATTTACAACTAACAGAGACCCAAGAGTTGGTGTTCAATATGGATTTAGTGTTGCAACTAACAATCCAGGAACTGATTTATTAGTTGGCGCGCCATTCGACTTATCAGACATTAATGAAGAGGGTGGCGTATATCGTTATACTAACGGTGGTAGCAAGTATGGCGTTGTAATAGGTGTTGATGAAGTAAACGTCACAGCAAATAGAGTATTGTTAATTAATGGATATAGCGTAACTATTCCTCCTGGCAATGCTACTGTAGCCGCAAATGCTATTGTATCAGAAAAGATTACAAACATAACAGCGGCTGCTACAGATGATAACAAGTTAATTATACAGATTATCAATACTGATTTGACACAACCAAATGAAAAGTTATTGATTACTGCAATTGACACCAATACATTAACTGAGTTGGGCTTACAAGTTTATACTGAAACACAAGTTATCAGATGCCCACACAAATCAGGTCCTACACAGTTTGGCTACAATATTAAATTCAATGAATTGAATTCTATCGTAGTCAGCGCACCAGTTGCAACTAGATTTGCAGGAACAAGGTTTGACTTCAGTGACGATGAAACTGTAGAAAACGATACTATATTTGACAACAATGCAACACAGTTTGTAGATAAGAGTCCAAACTGCGGTGCTGTTTACATGTATGATTATTTGGCTAACTTCAATGAAAATCTCAATGATCCTGGTCAATACATATATGCTCAGAGTGTCAATAACTATAACTTAGATTATGGATTCAGTCCATTGTATGGACAAGCATTGTCATTCTCTAACAACAGAGTATTAGTAGGTTCACCAAACTTCTTACCTGAAGTTTATGATGGACAGATTGTTATCTATATTAATCCAACTGGAGAAGCAGATTGGTCAGTATATAGAGAGTCTGCACCTGTTGTAGATATCAATAAAATTAAAAACATACAGTTGTTTAGTGCTGAAACTAATAACACACTAGTCAATTTGGATTATATTGATCCATTGCAAGGCAAAATATTGGGTGCATGCAGAGAGAATATTGATGTAGTATCTAATAATGATCCCGCAAGATATAACAGCACTGATGCTGATCAACCCGGCGTAGTATGGGGAGCAAGTCAAGTAGGTCAATTATGGTTCAATACTACTAACGTTCGTTTTGTAAACTATCACCAAAACAATGACGCAAATTACAATGCAAAATATTGGGGAACTGTTTTCCCAGGCAGTGATGTTGCTGTGTATAGTTGGATAACAAGCAATGTTCCACCAAATCAGTATATAGGACCAGGCACACCGTACGATATTACGTTGTATTCTACACAAAATATATTGAATGCGTCTAACAACGTTACACCTGTATATTTCTTCTGGGTAAGAAATAGCAATATTATATTCAGAAAAGAAGGTAAAACATTATCTGATACTATCATAGAAACTTACATCACAAATCCAAAGAATTCAGGTATCAGTTTCTTTGCACCATTACTACAAAATGTATACGCAATATACAATTCTGGTTCATACTATAATGCAAATGATTCAGTATTACATATCGGTTACTCAAATGGTAGAGGGGATGATAGTGGACACGATGAATATACTCTTATCAGAGCAAATTATGCCGATGACTTCTTGCCAGGTTTACCAAACGAATTATTAACACATGGCTTTGATGCAAACATACACGGCAATACTCCTGCAGGCAACAATAGACCTGAATCATTATACGATAGATTATTAGATAGTTTAGCAGGTGTCGATGAAGGCGGTGAAGTTGTTCCCAACCCATGGTTACCAAAAGCAGTACAAAGTGGTGTGCTTGCACGACCAAGACAAAGTTTCTTCTTTGATAGATTTGAAGCATTAAAGAATTACTTGACATACGCTAACGAAGTATTAGCGCAGTATCCAATATCAGAAATTAGAAGAAATGCAAGTTTCTTGTTTGCTGAAGGAGAATTCTTTAATACTACAGATTACTGGGAATATGTAAATTGGTGGGCAACAGGATACGATAATAATACTAAATCTGCAATACAAGTTGCAATCTATGCTGATTTGGCTACATTAACTGTCCCGGTTAATACAATCGTTACTGTTAATACTAACGGCGATGGCAAATTTGAAGTATATCGTTACGACGGTGACGGTGTATGGACACGTATTGGTTTGCAACAAGGTACAATCCAATTCAAATTGTATCTATGGGATTACGCAGCCGGCAAGACTGGCTTCGGTGATAACTTCTTTGATACAAGTTCATATGATGAGTTCCCAAGTGAGGAAACACGCTACATTGTACGTGCATTGAACGAACAGATTTATACAGATGAGTTATTAATCTACAGAAACAAGTCACTAGTATTGTTATTTGAATACATTCAAAGTGAGACTGACGAATCACAAAACTATCTACCATGGTTGAACAAAACCTCATTGGTTGATGTATCACATAAGATTCGTGAACTACGTCCCATCGAAGTATTCCAAAGTGATAATCAAGATTTCTTAGCCGGCTATATTAATGAAGTTAAGCCGTATCACGTTGTGGTTAAAGAATTCGTTTTCAAGTACACAGGAGAAGAAGTATTTGATGGTAACATCACTGACTTTGATTTACCTGCTACATATAACACAGCATTACAGCAATATATTACTCCTGAGTTAGTACAGTCTAATGTTTCATCAGACAGTCAGTACTTACCGACCAACCCAATATGGCAAACACAGCCATACAATCAATGGTTCCAAAACAGGGGCGTATCAATTGGTGGACAAACAGAGTTTGAAATTACTGTACTAGCATCGTATCTGACATTAAGAACATCATTTATTCTTGTTGATAATGCTCAAGGATTCCCAATCAATGGTCTTATTAGAATTGGTCAAGAATTACTAAGTTACTCATACGTTGATAGAGCAACCAATATAATCAGCGGAATTATAAGAGGTGTAAACAATACTCCTATATCTGATCATATCCCAGGCGAAAAGATATTCATTGATTTGCCTCCTATCGTAGTATTGAATGGGGGTAGAGGATATATTGATCCTCCTAGAGTTATTGCTTATGTTGATGAGGCAGTTTACGGCCCACCGTTAAGAGCGGCAGTACTAGAAGCAGTAATGACATTGGATTCAGTATTACAAGTTAACGTGATAGATCCAGGTCAAGGTTATCCAGTACTACCTGAAATAAGAATTGATCCAGCAGTACAGATTATATTCTCAAGTGCTGATGTAAATTCATTTACTAATACAATTAGATTGTATGCTCCTAACTTACGTACCGGCGACTTAATACAATACAAGAAGGGCGAGATTGGTAGTGAAATAGGTGGTCTAGTAGACAGACAATGGTACTATGTAAACTTGTTAGAAAGCGATCCAACAGCAGTTGTAGGATTGTATCAAAGTTACGGCGATGCTCTGAATGATAGAGATAGAATACAGATTTATAACGATGGTAGTGGAAACGACCACGCATTGAATTTAGGTGCTAAAGCCAGTGCTATCACTACAGCAAGTCCGGTTCGTGAAAACAATATCAAGTTACGATTTGATAGAACAACATATACTTCACAAGTGCAAGACTGGGAAGCAGGACAATACTACGGTGCTTTCTTTGCAGGAAGTTATTCTAACAGCGAAAAAGTTTCAAGTTCCGCAGTTAAGTTGTATTCTTCACAACCTCCTATCGAAGAGATACTAGCATCGGCGCAGGGTGTTGCGTTTGAAATTGTTTCAGTAAACAATGATAGAAATCTATCTTGGTCAAGTTTTGTACGTACAGTTGATAGAACAGTATCTACTAACAATTTAATTAGATTAAAGCCATACGATGATGGCACGGGCGATCCTAACAGTTCAGGATCAACGATTGGTTTCTATGTTGGAATGCCAATTAAGTTTAGCGGTCAAATACCTAGCCCATTGACTATAGATACAATATATTATGTTCATAGCATAGTTAATATCACAGACTTTACTGTATCTGCTACTGAGGGCGGACCTCAATTAACAGGATTCAGCACAGTAATTATACCAGCAACGCCCGGTGCATATGCATATTCAGGTCAAGTTGTTGATAAGGCTGTGTTAACTGTGAATTACCCAGGTATACTAACAGCCACTGCTACTCAAACAGCAACTAATAGAGTTACTATACCATTAACTGAAATAGGTACAGGTGGAACAATTGGATTCTATGTTGGACTTCCATTATTCTTCACTGACGGGGTGTTTGGTGGTGTAACACAAAACCAAGTTTACTACGTTACAACAATTGTTGATAACCAAACATTCACAATGTCAGAAACTACTGACCCATTGATGTTAAGTGTTACTGCAACTACAGCAGGAACTAATATTATCACAATTGAAGCAAACGAAGATTTGTCTGTCAATGAACCTATAATATTCAATGAGATGCAAATTGCGGGAGCGGATGTAACATCATTTGGTAACATCGTATCAGGTACTACTTACTACATCAATGAAATTGTAAGTACTACACAGATTAAGATATCTACAGCGATTAACGGCACTGTATTTGCATTGACTACTGTAGCGGCAGCAAGTAATACTGGTTGCACATTAACAAGTCAAGTTAATACATTACCATTAACTACTGCAACAGGCTCAATGACAGTCAACGTTTCATTACCAGTAAGTCCTGGTCAAGTTAACGGTCAACAATTTATATTGTACGAAACATCTGGTCAGTATGCAGACATTCAAGTTGTTGGCGCAGATATCACTAACCTAATTGAAAGAACACTAACTGCTACATTAGAAAATGATAAAGTTGGTATTAAGAATTCAACCGGTGGTGTAGACAATTTCTATTACAATTTACCAATCAGAGTAGAAACTCCACCCGCAGGATCAGGTTTGTCAGCAGGTACAACATACTATGTTGTAGAATATACAGGAATGGAAGATCCATTAAACCCTGGAGAATACTTCCCTAACCTAGAAACTGAAGTATACAACACATCTTCAAGTTACAACATTTTGACATGCGATTCTACTGATAATCTATATGTGGGCATGTCTATAGTCTTTACTGGACAAGCCTTAGGTGGTATTGTCATTAGTGATGAATACTTTGTAAGATATTTTGTTACTGATGCAGGTGATTTCGTAGTTGGAAAAACATACACAATTGAAGTACCAGGTACTACAAATTTCGTAGCAATCGGTGCAGCCGACAATAACCCAGGAACAACATTCGTTGCAACTGGAGTTGGAAGTGGAACTGGTACAGCATACGGTGAGTATCCTTCAGTAGGTGGAACTAAATTTAAGATTTCAGATGTTAAGGGCGGAAGCGTTAAGACTCTTACTACATCGAATGGATTAATGACTGGTACTGGAGATCCATATGTCAAACTATCGTTGAGTTCAAGTGGATCTCCTGAAGATTTGAACTATACAAATACTGAATTTAATTTGGTGCAGTTCCCAAGTTCAAGCGAATCTCCACCAATACTCCCAACATTTGATGTAAGTTATATCTTAGGTGGTTACAGAGTATTAATTAGTAACGGTGGACATGGTTTCGCAATTGACAACCAGTTGGTTATACCAGGAAATCAATTAGGTGGTAGTACACCGACAAATGATTTGACAATGATTGTTAATAGTATTGATAGCAATGGTGCAATAACTGATGTAATTTGCTCAGGGACAGTACCAGGTATCAATGCAAGATACTACCTAAAGGTAATATCACCAAATCAATTTGAAGTATACTCCGATCCATTAATGCAAGTACCTGTAAGTGGTATCGATTTCCCATTCGTAGGATTTACAACAACTACTGCTACAGCGGTTACTGCATCAAATGACAGAGTAACAGTTACAAGTTCATCAGATTTTGATGTTAATGATCCTGTAGTGTTCACTGGTACTATGTTCTCATCAGAAATTAGTGTTGGACAAACATATTATATCTATGATAAGCCAACATCTACCACAGTTAGATTGACAACTGAGCCAGGCGGGTCGATTATTAACTTTACAAGCAATGCCAGTGGTTCTATGACAATGGCTAAGGCAGGTAGTTTTGCACTGTTACCAGAACCATTCTACTTCAATCAGAGTATTGTTAAGTTTAATAACAGAGTTTATATCTGTGTGGTAAGTAACAATGACGATGAATTCATATTTGGTAAGTGGGAGTTATTAGATCCTGCTGACCGCAGATTGAACGCATTGGATAGAACAATTGGTTACTATCAACCAACTGATAACATGCCGGGTGTAGACTTAACTCAATTGTACACGGGTATTACATATCCAAATGCAACATATTTAGGCAATCCTTTTGCGCCAGCAGATCAATTCACATTAGACACTGAGTTGCAAGGTCAAGAATTCTATCCAACAGAAGTTGACGTTACATCAGTTATTTGGAACGGCACAAATTATTTGGCTGCAGCCAATATACCAACATACTCAGCAGTATTGGGTAGTTCAACAGGTGATACATGGGCAATCGCTAAACTAGCAAACGTTGGCATTGGTGCAACTGATATCATCTATGCAGGTGGATATTATATTATTACTTCTACAAATAGCGCAACACCTATCTATAGAAGCAATGATGGTATAACATGGACAACTAACGGCTACTTCACACCATATGGTTCTACACCATATGATGATATACCATATGATATGACTTCAATTAATATTGCGGCACTATCATTGTATTCTGTTGCATATAAGAACGGTTACTACATGGCAGTAGGCGAAAGTATTGTACGTAGTGACGATACTTACGTATGGAGACAAAGTTTTAATTTCAACACGGTATTGAACAATACACTATATAGTGTTAACCCAATTACATTATTGTCAGGACCTGTAACAATATTTGACGGATTTATCGCAGTTGGTAAAGGTCAGCGTTATGACTATTCAACTGGATTGACACAGATAGTTGATACTAACATTATTGTTCAGACAACTGACGGGATAGCCTGGACTCAACTTCCTTCTGTAACTAAGAAAGGAATGTATGGAGTTACTTCTAACAGTTCTATTGCATTGATTGTCGGTGAAGATGGTATAATTTACTATTCACAAAACGGAACTGATTGGATCGGTGTTACTGAGACACAAGTAACAGGTATCAATGGTTCTACTGACGTATTGGGTATTAGTTCAATCAGTGGATTAGCAGTAAATGATGCTGTTAGATTTACAGATTCATTTGACGTACTAAACAGTGGCACAACATACTATGTACATACCGTAGTATCTTCTACACAGATTCAAATTACAGACGCAATTGGTAATCCTCCAATTGATTTGTCAGGTGCAGGTTCTATACCAGCACAAACAATTATGTACAAGTACCCAAGAACAGAAACATTACGTGACGTTCTTTGGGCTAACTCACAATTTATGGCAGTGGGTGATGCAGGTAGAATTACTACTAGCCCAGACGGTGTAACTTGGACAGAAAGAACATCAGGTACTATTCAGAAACTTAATGGATTAAATTATGTTTCAGGTAATACTTGGATAGTAGTTGGTGACAATAATACTATATTAAAGAGCGTAGACAACGGTGTAACGTGGGAAAGTTCATCATTGTTTGTTGTAGCACCTACTGTATACGATGTAGTTGGAGATCCATTCCAAGCAGGTTACGGTCCAGAAGAATTAGTACCAGGTGTTGTTACGGACGACTTAACAATGACGGTAATTACTCGTCCTGGAACAAACTGGCCAATTACAGAATATGCACACAGTGGATATAATGTTGTATCATATGAACTTGTACCGACAACAGTAACACAGACCATTTACTATTGGGGCGGTAACGTATTAGTTCCTGCGCAGGTAGCATGCTTTGTTATCGACGGTACAACTGGATTATCAACATCATTGTATGAATCATTAGATTATACCGTTGATTGGATTAATAACGCTATAATATTGAACACTCCAATTAATTATCTAAGCCCATCCACTGATACATTAAGAATAGATGTATATGAAATTGGCAACGGTGATCAATTAGTAAAAGCAAATACTAAGACAGACCCAATTAGAAACAATAATACAACTGGTTTCAATGAAATATATTTGAATTGCAACTATTCGAATCTATATTTCCAAGGCAGCGGTGTAATTAGACCGGGCTCACATGCTATTGAAGTGACCGCAGTTGCAACGAACGGTATTAATAATACTATCGTTTGTGATGATGTAACTCAGTTCACAGTTAATGCTCCTATATATTTCCAAGGAATAACATTTGGAAATATATTGGAAGACACAGCGTATTATGTAAAATCAATTAGTACGGTTACAAGTAGTATTACAGTATCAGCAAGTTACAATGCAATAACAGGTACCGCAGGTCCTACACTAACATTGACTACTGCTACAGGGTTAATGACTGCTATTATACAAACCGGTACTGGTAGTGTTTGGACAGACCCAATTGTATATCACAATGGTACACAATTGGTATTAGGTAAAACTAATTCAGTAACAAGAACTAAGTCATCAAATAATGCTATTACTACAAATTCGACAGGTGGTTTAATTGTTAACACTCCGATCAAATTTAGTAATACAATGTTTGGTGGTGTAATTATCCCACAAACTGTTTATTACATTAAGACTATTGTAGACAGTAATGAATTTACAATATCAGCGACCCCTGGTGGCCCAGTTATATCATTAACAAATGCTACGGGCGGTGCTGAATTTGTAACTAACGATTATGCGTTTGGTCCTCAACCAAACGGAGTGTCTGCTAAAATGATATTGGCAGCACAATATGATAACTCTGTAGATTATTTGGTATACAGCGTCTTTGGTGAAACAGCCCCAGATCAATATGCATTCACAATACCGCAAGTACAAGTGTTTACTGGTGACGGATCAACGTCTTTATTTGCATTAGATAATTATGTAGGAGATGATAATCCATATAACGCTATTGTAGAAATTAATGGTCTACGTATAACCAAAGCGTTGTACAATATAAGCAGTGTAACAAATTCAATATTATTCAATAGTCCTCCACTGAACGGTAGCACTATTGCAGTTACTACATATAATTCAACGGATCGTCAGTACTTTAATTCACAATATGGAATTACAGGAACACCAGGCTCAGCATTCGTACAAGTAATTGTTGAAAGCACTAATCACAGTGAGTACCCATTTGATGCAGTAATAAATGCAGGTGATTTTGATATTGGCTATGAATATGTGATTGATACAGTTGGAACAACTGACTTTACATTAATTGGCGCAGCAAGTAATACACCAGGAGTATCGTTTATAGCAACAGGTCCTGGAACAGGTACAGGTACTGCATTTGTAGGATATGATACTACTGCATACGATGAAGAGTTGAATTGGTTAACATGCGCACCTGGCTATGATACATCAGGATTGACTGTGGGTAGTTCAATTGTGTTTAGTGCTCCTACACTAGACGGTATCGTTGCAGGTACAACATATTTCATAACAGAAATATGGAATAGCACACAATTCGTAGTAAGTACCGAACTTGCAGGTGATGCATTACCGTTGACTGATGACACAGGATCAATGATTGCTACCGTTAACGGATTAACTGTAGCAGACATTACAAATATTGATAACAATATTACGCCTCCACTAGCAACAACTAATGCAACCGCAACAAACGTAACGTCAGTAAGTGCAGGCTCATTCGTAGTTGGTAGACCATATGTCATATCAACTATTGGTACTACAGACTTTACACTAATTGGCGCCGCAAGTAACACAGTAGGGGAAACATTTACTGCAACTGGTATTGGTAGTGGCACAGGCACAGCAGATTACTATGATATAACAGTAGCATCATCTGCTAATTTTGTTCTTGGACAAACAATACAGTTTAAGGGCACTGCATTTGGAAATCTTAATACCAATGGTCTTGTATACTTTGTGAAATACTTTACTGCAGGTTCTGTAGTTATTGCAGATGAAAACGGAAATGTAATTCAAGTATCCAATGATACTGGAAACGTGATTGTTATAGTTGGTGGAACTCCAGCAGTAAGAGTAACTACAGGTGTACCGCATAACTTAACAGAAAACACATTGGTAAGAATCGATGGAGTAAGTGGTAGTACACAATTAAACAACAATACATACTATGTGAAAATAATTACTACAAACGTAGTAGACTTATACTTGCAACCATATAACCCAGGACCTACAGTAACTAATTATCCTGTTACAGAGGTAAGTACATATACTGGTGGCGGTTATATGTGGAGAGATGAGTTATTCACTATCACTACAACTACTGCAACTGCAACTACTGCGGTAAGCAATTTAATTACTGTAGCATCAAATACTAGTTTAGTAGTCGATACGCCGGTAATATTTACATCTCCAGGCATTAGTATCGGTAATGTAATTATGGGTAACATCGTAGCAGGTACAACTTACTACGTTAAATCTAAGTCTGGAATAAACTCATTTACAATATCTGAAACTAGAGGAGGATCCACATTCGTTCTGACTACCGATACTCCTGCATCTAGTGTAAACGTATCACAGTGGGATCAATATAATGTGGATCGTCTATGGGTAACTGTTAACGGATACCGTGTCCCTTCAAGCAAGTTGAGATTGAATACATACAATAACCTTAGTATCTTGACAACAGTTGTTCCAGGCGATGAAGTTATTATTACTAGCATGATTATCAACTCAACACCTGATGAGGAAGTTTATCAGTTGCTTGTAAATCAAAGTAATGAGCCTACAGTTTACAGAGCAAATACACAAACAAGAACTTGGTTGACTGCACCTCTCTATGAGTTAGACGAATTTATTGAAGTTGATGATGTTACTAGATTAACAGACAGTATAATTCAAACTGTGACAACTCCTGCTGCGGTTAATGGTATCTATACAATAGGATTGACCGCAGATAAGAACTTGATTTCCAATGTAACAATCTATAACAACAATCCTTCAAGATTGGGGTTAATACCACAAAGTGCTTATTCGATTGTGGTTGAAGCATTATCTCCATTAGTCAAGTTGACCGCAGGGTCATATGTCCAACCCGGAGACATATTGACAGTTACTACATTAGAAGGTAAAGTGATCTATATCAACGGAGAACAAATTAAGTACGAAACGATAGACTTAATCAATAACACATTATCCGGACTACAGCGTGGATTTAACGGTACTGGAATACAAACATATATTCCGGTTTATACAGAGGTTTACAGCAGATTGTCTAACAATTTATTGACTGAAGTTGACTATAACTTAACTTGGAACTCAAATACTTATAATCCTGTAGAGGGCGACCCATTACAGATTAGTACAACAGCGGCCGCAGAATTCTTATATACGGATGTAACCTAAATGATAAATAAAGAAATGAACGAAAATAAGTCGAATAATACTGATAAAAAGCCGGAACAAACCACAAAGCCAAATGAGCATGTGGGGTTCTACTTTTCTTCAAGTGTTAAAATTTTTGATCCAAATTCCAAAGAGGTTTTAGTTCAAAAGCGAGGGGATGATTAATGTCTGTGATTACCTTGTCATATAAAGTTGAGGGCTTCCTCAAAATCTATGATCCAAATAATGGAGAAGTTTTTGTGGATAAGAAAAACGCCATCAACTACGAAAACATGAGCGAGGCTATCGCAGATACATTAAGTAGTAGAGGTTATGGTGAAATTTATCAAATGGCCTTTGGAAACGGTGGTGCTAGCGTAGATGAAACAGGTATTATTACATATCTGCCGCCCAATACAACTGGGCAAAATGCCGCTCTTTATAACGAAACCTACGCTAAAATCGTTGATGATACCAGCGTTTTTAACTTAGACCCAACTAGAAATAAAATGACGGTGTTTCACACTACAGGTCGTTTATATACAGATATTTTAGTTCAGTGTTTATTAGATTACGGCGAGCCAGCAGGGCAGGCTGCGTTTGATAACAGCACCCAAACTGACTCAAGTTATGTGTTTGACGAATTGGGATTATTGGCAAATTATGGTACGGATAGCAACGGAAATGTCATAACAAGACTGTTGACCCACGTGATTTTCCACCCTGTACAGAAGTCATTGAATCGACAGATTCAGATAGACTATACAGTGAGGATTCAGAGCCTAACTAATTTAGTAACTATTTAAGATAAATAAATTCATCGGAGTGATTGATTATGGCATATACAATTGTTAAAAGTGATGGTACAGTTCTAACTACCATTGCTGACGGTACTATTAATACAACTAGTACCTCTTTAGGCTTACCCGGCCGAAATTATCCTGGGTATGGACAAACGTTGGATACCAACTTTGTACACATGGTGGAAAATTTCGCTGCCAATACTCCCCCTGCAAATCCTATCAGGGGCCAGTTGTGGTACAATATTAACAATAGTACATTGTATGTTTGCCCAACTAACGGTGCTCCCAACGCAAACGTATGGTTAGCATTGACTGCTACATCAAGCGGTGGTAACACAACATTCGGTGCGGTAACTGTTACAGGTAATTTGGCTGCTTCTAATTTATCAGCAACAAATGACATAACAGCAAGTAATTTAATATCATCACTCAATTTGACAATTACTGGTGCAGCAAATATTGGTAATGCCACAATATCAAATGCAAACATCGGTACACTAACAACTACAGCAATCACCTCAGGTTCACAGTCTACTAACGGAACACTAACTGGTGTTTGGACTGCAAACGGCGCCGGCACTGCAAACAGTGTAGCAGGCACTGCGATGTGGGTTACAGGTGGTAACCTCGTAGTAACTGGCGGTGGCGGTATTGGTATTAGAACAGATAACTTAATGTATGCTAACGGCGCTAACATTTTCGGTGGTGGCGCGGCATATAGCAACTCAAACGTTGCGGCATACTTACCAACTTATACAGGTAACGTAGGTACAGGCGCAACAATATTTGTAGGAACAACAGTAACAACCGGCGCTAACACAACTGCTGGTACAATTACAGGTAACTGGACATTGAGTTCAGGTTCACGTTTACAAGCAACATACGCTGACTTGGCAGAACGTTTTGAAGCAGACACAACATACGATCCCGGCACAGTAGTTCAATTAGGCGGTACTAAAGAAATTACTGCTGTTAAACTTGAATTAAGTGAGGACGTATTCGGTGTTATATCTAATAGTGCTGCTTACTTGATGAATGCAGGTGCAGGTGATGATCAAACTCATCCTCCTGTTGCTGTAAGTGGTCGAGTTCACGTTAAAGTTATGGGTAAAGTTGCTAAAGGTCAACGACTTGTGAGTGCTGGTAACGGTATTGCCCGTGCCGCTGATCAAGGTGAAGCAACAGCCTTTAATACTATCGGTAGAGCATTAACAGATAAAACAACAGAAGGTGTCGGTACTGTAGAAGCAATCGTCATCATAAGGTAAGGGTAAGACATGAGTTACGCACAATTTGGATTAATACAGGCGACAGATTTCAACACGTTAGTAGGTGGAAACCCCACAACTACTGCTAACACATTGAACGCTGTCTGGGCTACAGGTGGTTCCACCGCAGGTTACGGACAGACGGCTGTTGCTAACGTATCCGCAGGAAACACTGTTGCGTCAACTGCTCAATGGACAGCGTTAGTTAATAATACTGCTAACGCCGCACTTCATCAAGCATCATCTATCACTAGCGTAACAGCACCTAGTGCAGGTGGTACAATTACATACTTGTCTGCTATTCCTACTAACTTACAAACAATTTATACAAGCAGACTTAATGCTACCTCACAAGGGTCAACATCAAGTAATACAGCAACATATGGGTCAACATGGAGCGCAGGCTTAACATTTACTCATACAGCAACATTTGCTAACGGTGACGCCGCACGTTACTTCTTTAACTCAGGTGGACAGTTAAAGATGACTGTATCACACCCAAGTGGTACTGGTATTAATTTATTGTTCAATAACTTAGCAAGCAACGTTGGTACAGTAGTATTATCTGCTCCTAGTTCTGGTTCAGTAACTATCGGTGGTGTTTCATATAACGGCATTACTAAAGTTGGTGGCGGTGGTAATACCCCAACTATTTCTCAGAATACAGGTTACTATGCATTGACAACTTCAAACGCAACTGTATTCACTCAATTAGCGTCAACAGGTCCTTCAGGATATCTATCAACCTATATTAGATTTATTGTTAAGTCTAATGGTACACAAGGATCAAATAGTGATGCTGGTTCAGTTATTACTGTTTATACTATTTGGGATGAAGTTCCAGATGGATTAACAGTTGCTACTGGCTCAGCAACAACAATGACACTAACACCTCCCGAAACTACATATCTTGCCAATTCATGGGGCGCCGTGACATTAGCAGGTTCTGTAACAGGCTCATAATAATTTTATAGACTGTAAGTATCCATCTAAATAACTCGTAGGAGTGAATAGATGGATACCAAAACCTTAATTGCAGAAGCCAAAGCACGATTTAATCATAATTCGGCTAAGGCCTATCTCAAAGAAAAATACAACAGTAAACTATTAATAGCAGAGCAAGGTGGACTTTGGCGAGCCGATGCTCAGACCATTTCGTTCCTAAATTCTTTTACCTCTAAAAAGGTCGTCTTATTAGACACTTTTGACAACCCTGTTGAGGTTGATAGAAAAGCACTACTCAACACATTAACTGAAGTTAACGAAACAGTAATGAAAGAATGGTATAACGAATGGCAAGAACTAGAAACAAAAAGGTAAATCGAGGCGTTATTCTATTTGCATTCAATTCGCCTAGATATAACTATTATAAAATGGCAGAGTATACTGCCAAACGTGTCAATCATTTTTTAAATCTTCCTGTAACACTTGTTACGGACGAAGAATCTAAACCTGAGGGTGATCATCCGTTTGATAAGATAATCACTGTGGTTCCAGACAAAAACAACATACGTGAATATCAAGTTTGGATCAACAAAGGTAGATATCAAGCATATGAATTAAGTCCATATGATGAAACATTATTATTGGACGTTGATTACATGGTCAACTCTGATAAGTTGTTAAAGACATTTGACACTGGGTTAGACTTTTGCTGTCACGACAATACTAGTTTTTTAATGCATCCTGGCGCCGCACAAGAAGTACTAAGTTCATACAGTTTTAAAACTCTTTGGGCTACAGTAGTCATGTTTAGAAAAACAGAACGTGCTAAACAAATATTTGAATGCTTAAAAATGATACAAGAAAATTATAGTCATTACGCTGACATTCATAGTTTTGTAGCAGGCGTATATAGAAACGATTACGCACTTACACTTGCATTACGCATAGCAAATGGACATAGTGTTGCACCAAACGATATAATCCCATGGGACTTAATACATGTGGGTAAGAATACCACTGTGTATAGAAATAGTGACGATCCATACAATACAGAATTTGTAGTAATGTTTGATAATTGGCAACGTGGTAAAATTCGTAAAGAATATACAATCATTAAAGACTGCGATTTTCACGTGATGAATAAAGATAATTTTGTGGAGTTGATTCGTGAATAAAGGATTTGTAATCTTAGCGCAGAACACTAATAAAGTTGACTATGTACAATGTGCAGAAGTCTTAGGACGTAGCATTAAGCGTAACATGCCAAATAGCCATGTTACGTTAATCACCGATGAAAAAGTAAAGTCAAAGACATTTGATAATGTAGTTAAGTTACCATATGGAGATTTAGCACCTAATAGTGATTGGAAACTTGTCAATGACTGGCAAGTGTATGAAGCAAGTCCATATGAGTACACAATTAAACTAGAAGCCGATTTGTTTATTCCAACATCAATTGATTATTGGTGGGATGCATTATCAACTAGAGACCTTGTAATTTCTACTACTATTAGAAATTTTAAACAAGAGGTATCTGATATACGTGCTTATAGAAAGTTTATAGATGATAATGGATTGCCTGATTGCTATAACGCTATCACGTACTTTAAAAAATCAGAATTAGCAGAGAAATTTTTTGCTATTGTTAAAGATGTATTTGAGAATTGGAAATACTATATCAATACATTAAAGTGTAATGCTGATGAGCCAGTTACAACTGACTGGGCATATGCTATAGCATCACACATACTAGGTAAAGAAAATACAACATTGCCAAACTTTGAATCGATGAGCATGGTCCACATGAAGCAATGGATCAATGGCATGCCAACAGAAAACTGGACCGATACGTTAATCTATGAGATATTGCCACATACATTAAGAATTAATACTGTACCGCAACAATATCCATTTCACTATCAAATCAAGAGTTTTTCTGATAAACTAATGGTGTTAAAATGAGTGATACTAAAGAAGATTACATTATAATTTGGGAAGCACCCAAAATTGTTCCACCAGAGTTTCGTTTGTACTATGACGATGCTGGTAGAGTAGTCACCTATACATCAGAAAAGTTAGAAGGTAATTATATTATCATTGACGCAATGACATATGCGGCAGCAAGACCTGATGTTAGAGTTATAGATGGTAGAATCTCAACTGTTCAATCTAATGCAATTATATCTAAGTTAATGCCTGATAGCAAAGAAGGGCGTGATTGTGCGTTAGAAGATATTAGTATAGTTGTAGAAAAGAAAGATAAAGTTAAAAAACAAAAGTGGAAATTGAACACATATGAACTCAGATGATATTGTTGACGTAGCAGATTTAGACTGCATTTATCTTAGTTATGATGAGCCACAGAAAGAAGAATTTTGGCTCAAGATTAAAAACATGGTGCCTTGGGCAAAGCGTGTTGATGGTGTAAAGGGTAGCGATGCCGCACATAAAGCCGCAGGTGAAGCAAGTGATACTGAGCGATTTATTCTTATCGATGGTGACAACATGCCCGATGAAGAATTTTTCAATATTCAATTAGACTTTACTGGTAAGGATCCTAAATATAAAATAGCACAGTTCCGTTGGAAAGCAGTCAACGCTATTAATGGACTACGTTATGGCAACGGTGGCATGAGCAGTTGGACAAAGACTTATGTTGCTAATATGAAAACACATGAGAATCAAAAAGAAGGCGATGTTACACGCATTGCTGATTTTTGTTTAGACAGTAAAGACAATTTGTATTGGGCTATGTATGACTGTTATTCAACGACATATCCTAACTATACACCGTTTCAAGCATGGCGTGCTGGATTTAGAGAAGGCGTTAAGATGTGCTTGAATAAAGGCGCTGTACCCACTGTAGATGAATTTAAAGAAACTGTAGCAAGCAGAAACCTTAATAACTTAACTATTTGGCAAAACGTTGGTACTGATGTAGAAAACGGAAATTGGGCTATTTACGGTGCTAGACTTGGCACATATATGACTATGCTTACTGACTGGGAGCATACTAATGTGCAATGGTTCGATAACTATATAGAACTATGGGAAAAGCATAAAGACTATGACCCACTAGATCAAGCAGAAGATATTGGATCTATGTTACATGCCAAATTAGGTCTACCCATATGTACATTAAGCCCAAAGCAAAGCAAATTTTTCAAACGACATGTTAATGCCGATAAGCATAACTTAGGTCCACTAGTTACGGAGATGGAAGTCATCAGAAGAATAGAAGGCTGGTAATGTCATACGAAACAAATAGAATTAAAGACATTAAGGTAGTAGTAGAACGTGAAGCAGGATCAACATTTTGTTTAGCGAAATGGCATCACGTTACTATGTACTTGCAATCAGGTGAGACACATAGTTGTTATCATCCACGACCACACAAGATTCCATTAAGTGAATTGGCAGATAACCCATCGGCATTACATAATACACAAGAAAAGAAAATAGAACGTCAAATGATGCTTGAAGGCAAAAAGCCTGAAGGCTGTCAATATTGCTGGAACATTGAAGCAATGGGTCCTGACTATATTAGCGACCGTCATATACGTAATGCAAGTATTTTTACTGAAGAACGTTTTGAACAAACAGCAAAGGGACCCTGGGATCAAAACATTAATCCAGAATACATTGAAATTAACTTTGGTAATGAATGTAACTTTAAGTGCGGATACTGTCATCCAAAATATAGCACAAGTTTCTACAAAGAGATTGAGAAGTTTGGACCTGTAACCAGTGTAAAGAATCATCGTTGTGATGTTGATTGGATGAAGTTATATCAACGTGAAGATGATAATCCATATGTAGATGCGTTTTGGGAATGGTGGCCAGAGATGCGTAAGACATTGAATATCTTGCGTGTAACAGGTGGTGAGCCTACATTACATAGTAGCACATGGAGATTGTTAGAACAGATTGACAAGGATCCCATGCCATGGTTAGAACTAAACATTAATAGTAACTTTGGAACAAAGACTGTTCTTTATGAACGTCTTGCTGAAAAGGTAAAGAAACTTACAGATGAAGGTAAGATTCGTAGTTTCAAAATGTTCACTAGCATGGATACATGGGGACAACGTGCTGAATATATTCGCACTGGATTAGATTTAGAACTATGGGAAAAAAACTTTCATACTTATCTACAAGGTACAAACAGTCCAGTCACGTTTATGATTACGTTTAACATCTTCAGTGTTACAACATTTAAGAGTTTGTTAGAGAAGTTCCTAGAGTGGCGCAAGCAGTATGGTTGGTATGATGATAAGCCAAACGATAAACATCGTGTACGCTTTGACACACCGTATTTGCGTGAACCTATTCAGTATGATATGAATATACTTCCTAAAGAGCAGTTCATGCCATACATGTATGAGTCATTGAAGTTTATGGAAGAAAACACTGATGACTCACGTCCTGACGCATTTACTACAATTGAATATGAAAAGTTCAAACGTGTAGTAGATTACATGGCTGAGACACATTACAGCGAAGATAAATTAATAGAAGGACGCAGAGATTTCTATAACTGGTTCAACGAGTTAGATGACCGTAGAGAAACAGATATGCTTTCTGTGTTCCCCGAAATGATGGATTTTTATAGATTATGTCAGGAAACAAACAGGACAAACCCACTTTCTTAAGAAGGTTACTCTTAGAAAAGAGTGACACTTTTTGCATAGTGCCGTGGACGCACTTACATACAACACCTACGGGTATTGCCGCTCCTTGCTGTATTGCTGAGAGTTGTGCTACCGAAGACGGTGTTGGTGATGCTAAGAAACAGGGTTTGATAGAGTTAGTCAACAGTCCAAAGATGAATCAATTACGATTGGACATGTTAAAGGGTGTAAAGAATAACGAATGCAATAAATGCCATAAGCACGAAGAGCAGGGTATCAAAAGTTTCCGTCAAATGATTAATGACGAAATGGGTAATTATTTTGAGGAAGCCATTGAAACTACAAACTTAGATGATGGTTCATTGTCTGAGTTTAAGATGCGTTACTTTGATATACGATTCAGTAATATTTGTAATTTCAAATGTCGTACATGTGGATCAGCATTTAGTACTCAGTGGGAACAAGAAGATTTAAAGAACAACGTATGGTATGCTAAAGTTCACCCTAAGAATGATAACAAAGCATTTTTGAATGATGTTATTGAACAGATTGACCATATGGAAACTGCATACTTTGCAGGTGGTGAGCCATTAATTACAGAAGAACATTATATCTTATTGGAAGAAATGATTAAACGTAAACGTACTAACATTAAGTTGCGTTACAATACCAATATGAGTAACTTAAAGTTTAAGGATAAGGATTTATTGTCATTATGGAAAAACTTTAAGAGTGGCGTAAACATCTATGCTAGTATCGATCATGTTGGTGAACGTGCAGAATATATCAGACATGGTACTGATTGGGGCGTAGTAGAAACTAATTTTCTAAACGCTAAGAAACAAAACTTCATTACAATTCAGATTAATACAGTATTAAGTGTGTTCAACTATCTTACTATATTTGATTTCTACAAGTATCTGATAGATAAGAAATTATATTCAGCAAAGGATAGCATTTACACTGTATATAACATGTCTACCCCTGAGCATTTAACATGCCACATACTACCACCTGATTACAAAGAGCGTGGCAATGTGAGCATGCAACAAGCAATTCAATATATGCATTCACATGGGTTTGGTCAAGACAAGATTAAACAATTATCAGATACTACGCAATGGGTATTCTCACAACATACATGGGAAGCACAAAAGGCTAAATTTAGAGAAGAGGTGTCACGTTTGGACAGAATTAGAAGTGAAGATTTCACTAAGGTATTTCCTGAAATAGGTAATCTATTAAGACCAGATAGAGTAAAATTATGGCCGGTATAAAAGATAAAGACTACTACTTAAAAGAAAGTAAAACATTCTGTATGTTCCCGTGGATGCATTTATATGCAAGTCCTCGCGGAGATGTATATCCTTGCTGTACAACGACACAAACGCAAAAGTTGGGTAACGCAAAAGAAAATACGTTACAAGAAATATTCAACTCTGAAGAAACTAAAAAACTACGTTTGGATATGTTGAGCGACACACCAAACGAAATGTGCAAGACTTGCTATAAGATGGAAGAAAACTCTCCAAACAGTTATAGAAATTACAGCAAAGACATGTTTGGTAAATACTTTGATGATGTTGTTACGCAGACATGGAGTGACGGATCAGTAGATGAATTTAAAATGCGTATGATTGACATACGCTTTAGTAATATCTGTAACTTTGCGTGTCGTACATGTGGTAGCGAATGTAGCAGTCAATTTGCAGCCGAAGAACGTAAATTAGGCAAGCATGATTTTATCGTATTGCATGTTGACGACGGTAAGGGTAAAGTACTTGAAGAAGTATTAGAGCATTTGGATCATGCTGACATGGTTTACTTTGCAGGCGGCGAGCCATTGATCACCGATGAACATTATATTATACTAGAAGAAATAATTAAGCGTGGTAGAACAGATATCAAGTTACGTTATAATACCAACGCTAGTAATATACATTTCAAAGGCAGAAACTTAATTGACTTATGGAATAAGTTTAGTCACATTGAAGTAGCATGTAGTATAGATCATTTTGGTGAACGTGCAGAACTTATACGTCACGGCACTGATTGGGGAGTAGTAGAAAGCAACCTATTACAGTTTAGAAAAATGCGTCAAGTATTGTTTAGTGTAAGCACTGTATTGAGTGTGTTTAACTACTTAACTATACATGACTTCTATAACTATCTGATACAAAAGAATATTATATTTAAAGAAGATACAAATCATTATCTTTGTTTGACAGCCAATCCTAGTTTCTATTGTGCAACTACATTACCTAAATCATTAAAAGAAGGTATGCAGCCAAACATAGAGCAGTTCTGCGATAACTGGAGACATTTTGAATTGATTACAAGACAAGTAAAATATGCTATCAACTTTGCAAACAGCGCACATACTTGGGAAGAAAACAAATATGACTTTATCAAGTACAGTTGGCTACGTGATAGATTACGTGGAGAAGATATACTAAAGGTATTTCCTGAATTGGCATTATTAATTATATGAACAAAGACTACTTATTAAACGAAAGTAAAACATTTTGCATGTTTCCCTGGGTGCATTTAAACGCTACCCCTAAGGGTGATGTGTACCCTTGCTGTAGTAATGATTATACAACTCCAGTGGGTAATACTAAAGAGCATACATTAAAGCAAATCTTTAACAGTCCAAAGATGAAAGAACTACGTTTGGACATGTTGAATGAACGTAAGAATAAGATTTGTGATTTCTGTTACAAGCACGAAGAAGCAGGCCCGCATAGTTTTAGAAACTATAGTAAAGAGCATTTTGCAAAGTACTTTGATGAAGTTGTTCCAACTACAAAAGAAGATGGAACAGTAGACGAATTCAAAATGCGGTACTTTGATATTCGTTTTAGCAATATCTGTAACTTTAAATGTCGTACATGTGGTAGCGAGTTCAGCAGTCAATGGGGTGCTGAGATGCAAAAGAACTTTGATCCAAAGCATCCAGTAGTCATTCACGTAGACGATGGACACGGTAAGGTGTTGGAAGAAGTACTAACACATATTGAACATATTGATTTGGCATACTTTGCAGGTGGTGAGCCACTTATTACAGACGAACATTATACTATGCTTGAAGAGATGATTCGTTTGGGCAGAACTGATATCACATTGCGATATAATACAAACGCAAGCAATATCAAATATAAAAAGCATGACATATTAGACTTATGGAAGCATTTTAAAAAGATTGAACTAAGTTGCAGTATTGACCATTACGGCGAACGTGCTGAATGGTTGCGTAAGGGAACTGATTGGGGTAAAGTAGAAAGTAACTTACTTACTTTTAGAGAACTTGACTATATTAGTTTCCAAATGAATACTGTGTTTAGTATTTTTAACTACCCCACAATAGGAGAATTTTATCAGTACCTTAAAGAGAAAAATATCGTTCGTAGAGAAGATTGGTATCATTCACTGTACTTGGCTGTTCATCCTTCTTATTATTGCGCTAAGTCATTACCTAAAGAATTAAAGGGCCCTGCTGCCGAAAGTGCATTAAAATGGGCTGATAATAATGACGGTGATGGAACTAGCCTCTCACGACTAGTGCGTGATGCTGTAAACTTTGCTAGTGATAGGGATCAATGGAGCGAGGTGCGTGAAAATTTCTTAATGCATACCGGTTCAATCGATAGAATACGTGAAGAAAACTTCTGGGAAGTGTTCCCCGAATTAAATAAATTACAAGACTTGTTGGAGTGACAATGGAAAAGGAAGTTGTAAAAAATCTAGTAGAAAATGGCAAGCATTTCTGTGTATTGCCCTGGGTGCATTTTCATGCATGGCCAGATAAACGTGTATTACCCTGCTGTGTAGCAGATAGTAATATGCCTGTAGCAGAAATCAAGTCAGACGAATCAATTATTCAGATGATGAATAGTGAAGAATACAAAAAGATGCGTTTGGCTATGATGAACGATGAACATGTTGAGGCATGCAAACGTTGCTATGACTTAGAACTTATGGGTACTTGGACTATGCGCCAAAGTCACAATAAGCGTAAAGGTCTAGACTATGTGGATTATATCGTTGACAATACTAACGATGATGGTAGTCTCAAAGAGTTTGAGATGAAGTACATGGATATACGTTTCAGTAA